AAGGTCGAACCCCGTGGATGGGTCCGGGACGAACATGGAGATGGGCTTGTAGACAACCGATGACCCGCGGAACAGACAAGCTTCAGATGCCACCGCTTGCCGCTTGGCAAGAATGCCGTCGACAGTGGGCCAGCAGTCCTTGGCCCCGGCTAACTGGTCATCTCGGACGTTGTTTGGGTCAACCAGGAGGTTGACACCACCACTCCAGCCCAGCTTGGTCTTGATGCTCATCGCTCGTCCTCCTCGGGCCGATGCCCGGCGCCAGTAGGCCTCAGAGGAAGACTGAGGGGTCCAGGCTCATCAGCTGGTTGTCGCCGGCCTGCTCACCGTCGAAGTCCCGGTCATCGACGACCATGGCGGCCAGCTTCATGGACTCGGTCTCGAATGCCTGGTCGGCCTCACCAGCCGCGTCCAGCTCCAGGAGCGCCACCTTGCAGGCCTGGAGTAGCGTCTTGTCGTTCGGATACCACGGCTTCTCACTGGACGACGCCAGACTCGGTGGGATGTACCAGACATCGAAGGCCAGTAGCAGGGCTCGGTCTGGCACTGGGTCCAGGTACAGCGTCAGCTTGCCATCGGCGCTGTTCTTGACCTGCACCGTGCTTGGGGTGCCCTTGCGCGTCGCCGGGTCAGTGGCTGAGCGGTCCTGGTCCACGTTGCCACCCAGCAGCGGGCGCACGTAGGCCACGCCTCTGGGGTTGAACGTGGAGGCCACGTACCACCAGACCTGGCCGCCCAGGAGCCGATGGATGTGCTGAGTGGTGGACGTGGTGCCGTCCAGCTTGGTGGAGGTGCCATAGCCCGCGTCCACGCTGCCGACGCCCGATGCGATGGCCAGATCGGCCACCCTTGCCCTGAGCAGCGGCCAGGACCACGACTTGGCCGTCCGCTTGAGCCAGGCGTCCAGCCACGTAGCGACGTAGCTGGAGGCCTGGTCATTGCCCGCGGAGAGACCCGCCTGGGCCAGCAGCTGTGTCCTGGTCAGGTCTCCCACGATGTCTCCTCACTGCCCAGACGTCAGACGGACGTAGAACGTACCGGACGCCGGGTCGACTGGTGCGGCGCAGACGTAGTTGATAAACGAGTCTGTCGTCCCGGTGATGGTAGCCGTGGTCGACGACACGTTCATCCGGCAGCCCTTGGTAGCGTCCGTGATGTCATTGCACATGCAGATTGAGCTGGCGCTGACCGTCACGGTCTGGGCACCGCCGTCCATGTACTGCTGCCCGAACAGCTTATCCTCTGGGGTGAACTTGACCTTCACCGCATCCGCCGCACTGACGTAGCAGGCGTAGTTGGCTTTGAGGGCACCGGCTGCCGTAGGCACGCCGACCTGGCACGGGTCACCGGCCTGAGCACCCGTCACCGTGATGGCCGACGAGTCAGCCGGAGTGAGGTACGAGCTGGAGAAGTTGATGGTTGCCGAGTTGCCCAACGACCGGGTGATTTTGTTGGTCGTCGAGCTGGTCGGGTTGGGGTTGTCCGGTCCAACGTACAGGCCCTTGTTGAACCACACCGGAAACTGGCCACCGTACTTATCGAAGCCGACCTGGGCGGCCCCCCAGACCACGCTGGCCACAGCGAGGGTGAATACGATGCCCCAGAACTTCATGCTCAATCTCTTCATTGTCGTGACCCTCGTGGACTGCGTGGTTTGTTCAGCTGAACCCGGCGCCAATCGGAGCGGTGTTGGAGCCACCACGACCGGACAGGGTGCCACCGTTGCGGCGGACGTGCTTGCGGCCGACCCGCTGCTCGATTTCGTTCTGAGTGTAGACCGACAGCAGGCTGTCGATGTCCGACTTCTTGGGCACCCAGATTTTGTGCTCCGGGCCCATGGACTGGTACAGGGCGCCGTTGATGATGACGCCCATGAACCACTCGGCGGCCAGTGGGTCCTGCGGATAGACCACCTTCATCATGTGGAACTGGTTAGGGTCCTCGATGCGCTGGAGGACCGGCTTGCCCTCGAAGTCCATCGCCGGAGTGCCGTCCGGGTTGAGCAGTGGCTCGGTGATGAAGGCGTTGGTTTTGGGATCGCGCTTCCACGGACCGCCACAGCCGTAGTTCTTACCGTCACCCACGACCTGGCGGCAGATGTGGCACTTCTCTTCCTTGGCCAGCTTGCGCTTGGTGGCGGCCAGGATTTTGTCGTGCTCGGTCTGGGCCTTGACCGACTCGGCCGCCATCATGGCCGTGCCGAACGCCTTGGCCATCTCGGTGCCCATCGCGGGCATGGCCTTGGCCATCGCCGCTGCTACCGCCTTGGCCACCTTGAGGTCGAACTCTGACTCGGTCGCAGTCTCCTCGGCCTTGGCCGGCTCCTTGGGAGCTTCCGGGGTCTTGGGTTCAGTGGGCTTCGCCATGGTGTTGCCGCTTTCTGTTTGAGGTTGGATGCTGATTGGCTGGGTACTTCAGCCACCCCATCTCCCCGTAGACCAGCCACACGGAGTAGGCCAAGGTCAGGAGATGGAGTGGGTGCTGCACCCAGGGAGCTTAGTTAGTGGAGGCCAGTTCCAGACGGAGCATGAACGACTCATTGCACCGCATGGCCTTGCCGAGGAACTTGTAGCTGACCCACTGGTTCAACCCAAGGAGGTTGCCAGGCGCCGGCTTGTTCTCGATGACCATGAACTCCAGGTCCTGAAGCTCCGACCAGATGCACGACTCTTCGCCGTGGAGGTAGAGCACGTGGACGTACGACGGGTCGCTGCCATCACCCGCGGCCCTGAGGTGGCCCGGAGCGGTGGTGGTCGAGCTGGGGACCGCACCGACCACAGCAGTGGCACCGACCGCGATGTTCGTGGTGGCGAACTGCTTGAGGTTGGAGTCACCAGTGGACGAACCGAAGTAGATGTTGAACACGTAGCCCGCCGTACAGGCCGTGAAGTCGAACGTCATCTTGTTGGTGTTGGCCGAGCTGGTGGCCGCGGTGGTGTGCTCGATGGAGATGTACTCCTCGAAGCCGCGGGTCAGGTCCTTGGCCGTCACCTTGTAGTAGTACGTCGCGCCGTCGGTCAGTGTGCCGCCCGTGGTGGCCGTGGTCACCGTGGGGGTGTTGGTGCCGAACGAGTTGGTCGTGGTCACCGCGACCGTCGCGTTGCCCAGGCGCTGGTACTTCGGAATGAAGTTGGTCTCAACCCAGCGGATGCCGTTCCACATGCCCACGACGTTCATGCGGACATCGTTGGCCGAGTTGTACGTGCCGACCGCGGCCCAGGTGCCGTAGGCCATCGCAGCCCGACGGACGTCCTGAGTAATCTGCATGCCGCAGATGCCCAGGTAGGCCTGAGGACCGACCAAGGCGCTGGCCTTGCCCGTGTCGCTCTTGTCCACGTTATCGACCGCACCCGGAGCGCCTCGCGGCTGCGCGCCCGCATCGCCCAGGGTCACGTAGGCCTTGCCGATGACGTCATCGGTTGCCTTCATGTCCTTGGTGATGGTGACCCGCGTGGTCACACTGCCATCGCCGTAGATGACGTTGGTGCCGGCCAGCCAGACGAGCTGGACTTCCCGGTCGATGACGCGCTGGGCGTTGTCGCTCAGGAGCTGCTGAGCCAGCTGCATGATAGGGTGAGCCACGGTCAGCTTGGCCACGTCCGTGATTTGCAGTGCATCACCCCACTGCTCCAGGGTCACCGTGACCTGCTCGATGGTGAAGCTGGACGGCGTGGGGTCCGTGCCTTCGGTGATGGTGGTGACCGGCACGTTCATGCGCTTGTAGCGCACGAAGTAGCCCGTCAGGCCACTGCCCCGCTCGAACTTGACGCTCGAACAGACGCTGGCACAGACCAGTTTCAGGTAGGTATTGCGCAAGAGCTTGGCGGCCAGAAACTTCCTCTGGTCGTAGCTCATGCCGGTAGAAGACGACGTCATCACAGTCATGGTTTACTTCTCCTTGTTAGTGGCACTTCTGGTACTGCACCATGACGGTGATTGGCGTCATGGACACTTCAGTATTCGAGTGGCGAATCTCCGACCCGCTTGAACCAGTAGTCTTCTTGCTGCTTGAGGCTCATCTTCTTCAGGACTTCATCCGGCAGCGGTGGGGGCAATTCCTGACCGCGCGCAGGCGGTGGAGGCGCCCCACCGGGAGCGGTGATTTCCTGTTGGGCTTGACGGTGGCCCGGTGCAGCGGTAACACCCAGCTGGCCGCGGGCAAACGTGACCGCATCCCTGGGAACCCAGCCGGTGTGGCCAGCCTGGCGCCACTGCTGGTACAGACGGTTGGCCAGCTCTTGCACTTCCTTGGGCTGACCCGCTACCGCCTGACTCATCTCCATCTGTTCCTGGCTCTGACGCACACCACCCACAGCCTGGCTAATCAGCGCCTCAGTGCGCTTGTGCTGTTCCTCCAGCGTTTTCTGGAAGGCCTGGGTCATCCCGTTGAAGACCTGGGCCAGCGCGGGGTCGGTGCCCTCGGGGAGCTGGATTTGGAACGGCTGGGCGGGCTCTTGGCGTGGCTGGTGGACCTGGGCAAGCTGCGCCTGGAGCGCGGCCTGATTGGCCATCAGCTGCTGGGCCAGAGTCTGACTCTGCGCCAACAGGTCCTTCTGGCTGTTGATGATTTGGGTCAGCTCGGCGAACCGCTGATTGAGCCGGGTCTGTCCGTCGTCTTGGGTCTGCGCCTCACCAGGGGCAGTCTGGGTCTGGTTATCCGAACCAGGTACGGTCGACTGAGCGGGGTCGTTCATGGCACTCGAAGCATCGCGCTGGGGCGCAACCACCCCCGGGCGAAGAACGAGGGCTGAGGCCGATGCTACCGAAGGGTGCCATACGTTGCAATAGGTATATGGTCATGACCATATGTCGATTGCGTGACTGCGTGGGGTGACTAGGTGTCGTGGGCCTCAGCCAGGATGGCTTCCAGCGCCTTTAGCCTATCCTCAGCCCACGTCCGGTTGGACCTGGTGGCCAGGAGCATGCCGGTCAGCCGGGCCATCGTGGTCGGGTCGTTGCACAGCTCCAGGGCGCTCATGATGGTCAACTCGGTGTCGCCCTGGACCGCCACGAAGTGGTGCCATCCCGGACTCTGCATCAACTCCTGGATGTGCCGGGCCTCGGTCTGGATGTCATCGTAGTATGTCTGGACGGCCTTGCGCTCCTGGTCTTCGGCCGGGCGATGACGCTTCAGAATGTTGTCAAGATGGTTCATTGTTCAGTCTCCTAGTAGGGAACGATGCCGCCACCCAAGCCCTGGGCCTGAACCGGCATGTTCGGTTGGGCCTGTACTTCTTCACGCATGGGCATGAACTGGTCGCCCTCGCCCACGGCGGGCTCGTTCATGTCCGCCCCGGGCACGTTGCCCTGGGGCACCGCACTGACGGGCGGCGGCACTTCCGGCGATGCCCCACCAGAGGGTGGTGGTGCTCCGGGCGGCATGCCCGGCGCGGCGGGCATCGGGATGACCACCTTGTCGAAGCGACGGAACCCCAGGCCATCGGTCCAGGCGCGGCGCAGGACCTCCTGGGCGTTGAGCATCAGGCCCATGGCCTGAAGGTTGGGGCCGAGACCGCCCGCCAGCTGAGCGAACGCCTGGAGGCCCTGTTGCCGCGATGACTTGTTCATCGCCTGGCTTGACGAGAGCCACCGGAACTCGAGGTTGGCGTCGATGTCCCGCGGGAGGAACTGCACCAGGTCACCATTGGCCAGCTTCCTGATGAACGGCTCGTCGCGGTACTGGCGAGCCAACTCCCAAGTCATAGCCATCAGCGGCACCATGACATCGGCTTCGATATCCTCGACTTGGTCCTGGAGTGGCCCGCTGGCGTTGTTGTTCAGAACCTGGGTCGACGTTGCCGTGTTCGCGGCCTTGGCGCCCTGGAGCACCGGCGGGGCACCGCCTGCATCCTGGCCCAGTGCCATCAGACCCTGGAAGTGCGTCTGGCCGTACTGAATGATTTCGATGGGCGGCCGGTCGAACTTCATCATCTTGTCGATGTCTCGACCCTTGTAGGTGGCCCCCGGCCGAATGCCCTGGGGCGTGCCCACGAAGTAGTTCGTGTTGATGAGTGCGACCGGGTTCATGCCGTAGTTGGCGCAGTCGTTCATCTGGTTGGCTGCATCGTTGGTCAGATATTGGAGCGACCGACTGAGGCGGCCCGCCCCATCACCGTACCACGACCCGGCAATCTGATTGTCGTGGGCATACAGGAGCGGCGACTGCTGGTGGTGGAACGGGTTCCGGCGCACGAGGACCGCCGTCCCGTTGATGAACACGACACGGCACGGCACCGGACACTGAGGGTCTTCGCCAGGCGCATACTGGGAGCGGGGGAGCTGCAAGCTGACCCAGGCTTCGACGATGATGACCGACTCGACGGGCGAGCCGTCCTCACCGCGCAGCTCGAAGGTGTTGGCGATGCTCGCCACGTCAGCCAGAGTAGACGTGTTGACCCAGTCCCACTCATCGCTTTTGGGGCCCATGGTCAGGGCCTCAGGCACGTTGAGCCAGACCTTCTCCCGGGCCATCTGGTTGGCGTAGGAGATGGGCACTTCCAGGCGCTCGGCCTCCACCAGTAGCTCGCGCTTGGACTCGGCCCACTCCGGATAGACCACCACGTTGAAGGCTGACCGGGTGGAAATCTGGACGCCTTCGTCCGGACGCGGGGCCATGTCTCCGATGGAGCCGCCCTTGGGCTGGCTGATGTAGCCCTTCCGGTAGACGCACTTCATCACCGTCCAGCCGAAGTCGGACAGCTGACCCAGGAAGCGCTTGATGGTGCGCCGCAGGCCACCGTTCTCGAATTCATACTCCACCAGGATACGAGCGGCCTGGGCGGCCTCAGTGTCGCCCTGCTCCCGGTCCGTCACGTAGGCCGACTCGTCACCCGGGAACAGGCCGCGCGTCAGGTTGGAGACGATGGTCTTCCTGGACCGGGCGTACATGGGAATGTACGCATCGGAGCGGCCCCTGTACTTCCGACCCTCGTCATGGGTCAGCACGGTCATCCGCTGGATGGCCAGCCACTCCTGTTCCAAGGCCAGGCGTCGTTGCTTGGCTCGCCGGATGATGTTCCAGACGTACCGTTCGACGTAGTCCTTGAGCCGGTACGAGACGCCGTCTGGCAGAGTGATGGACTCGTTGACGACGTTGACCTTGCCGGCCACGTCGATGAAGGACATCACCTCTGGACCAACCTCTTGGAGCGGGGCGAATGCAAGGGCCATAGTGACATATTGTCACGTATGGTCACGCCGTTCTAGTGACAACGCCGGGCTAGCGGTCCCAGCCTGGTCGGTCGTCCCGTCCATCATACTCAATTGTATCCGGGACGTCTGCGCCCTGGGCAAAGCGGGCTACGTAGTTCGAGGCGGCGGTCTCCGGTAGGGCCATCGGACGGCCAAGCGGATCATACAGGTTGGTCACGCCATACCGTAGAGCGTCCGCCAGGTGGTCATAGAACCCATCCTTGACGGGCCGACCCGTGGTCTTGTGCTTGTAGTAGCCACCCTGGAACATGCGACAGGTTAGCGGTGCACCCTTCTTGGAGATGGTCAGGGCCGGCTCGCCCGCCCAGAGCTGCTCCAGGAGGAACCTGGTCCGGCGTAGCCCTTCCTCGATGCTCATCCCATCCATGTAGATGAGTTCGACCCCCTGGCCCGCGAGGACTTCCAAAGTGGACCCAGTGTCTTTCTTCTGTTTGGCGGCCGGGTCGCCAAAGTCCAGGCAGGCACCGGCTTGGGGGAAGTGTAGCGTGGTGACGGCCTTGCAATGCTCGACGAAGGCCTTGGCCTCAATGTTTTCCCCCAGCACTTCCCTAAGCACGCGGAGGCGCATGTGTTCGTCCATCTGGGCCCAGATACAGGCAGGGTGTCCGAAGCCGAAGTCCCAGAACCGGAGCAGCGGTTGTGAATCCTCATACCGTAGGTCAGGGCGGATGTGCACGGAGGTATTGAATGATCCACGGAACACTCCTTCGCCAGGGAAGCTGGCTCCCCACTGGCCGTACTTGAGCCGCATCAGCATGTCCTGGGGCAACCCACGGAAGTTCTCTTCCGAGTAGTTGGCCGGCAGGTTACCGTCATTCTCGCCGTACTGGGGCTCGAACAGGGTGAACGTCGGTTCCTGCACCTGCTTGCCCTGGGCGTTCTTGCCGGTGCAGGCCTGGTAAATCCAATGCACTTCGTCGGGCGGATTGAACACCATATCCACCCCGTAGTCGTTCTGGTACTCAGGAGGGCACGGTGCACGGAGGCGAGTCTTGAGCCCTTCGATGACCGTCATGTCGCACTCGTCGGCCTCGTCTACCCCAACCCGGTGCCACTCATACGAGCCCGGGTACTCCTTCAGGCCGATGAAGTCTATCTGGGCGATGCCGATACCGCCCGGCTGTTGGATGTACAGCTTCATGGGTGGGGTCTTGTCCCGGTCGATGATGAGATCTGGGTTGACCCGATTGACCATAGCCTCGAAGGCCTTGTAGGTCGTGCCCATCAGTTTGTTGTAGTCCAGCCGGCCGATGGCCCCCTGGAAGTTGGGCTGGAACAGAGCGCGCAGGAACATGGAGGCGCACAGGCTGGTTGTCTTGGCGACGCCGGCCATTCCCTTGAAGGCCTTGTTCCGAGCCTTGGACTCGATGAACTTGCGTTGGGTGGGCACAGGGCCCCGGGCCACCCCGTCCCGCGACGGGCCGAACATCGCCCGTAGCAGGGCCTCGTAGTCGACGGGAATGCGTGGGGCCTGGCGGGCCTTTGCCCTGATGAGTAACTCGCGGGTCGACAGTTGCATCATTTGGAGCCTCCGTCGCCCTCAGTATGCGCATCGCCCCCATTTGTGTCAACCGCCGCGGAAACGTTTACTACCCC